ACAAGGCCAAGCGCCTGGGTAAGGAGATCCGCCGCAAGTTCACTGAAGCGATTCCGGGCCTTCAATCGCTTCTTTCAGCCGTTGCTGAAAAGGCCAAAGGTGATGTACTCAGGGGTTTAGACGGCAGGCTCATTCGCCTTCAAGGCAAGAAGCATGCTGCCCTTAACTATCTACTTCAATCAGCTGGAGCCATCGTCTGTAAAAGCTGGGTAGTAGAGACCCATAGATGTCTTGCCGAAGAAGGCCTCATCCTTGGCGTTGATTACCAACCATTGGGATTCATCCACGACGAACAACAACTTGCTGTATCACCCCCACATGTCGAAAACGTTGAAATCATCCTCACCCACACCATGCCCATCGTCGGCGAAGACCTTGGCCTCAAAGTCCCGCTCGCAGCGGAAGCCAAGCACGGCTCCAGTTGGGCGGACTGTCACTAGCACACAGCTTCGCATTGATGCTGACTTCTACGCCTACCGGACCTGCTCAGCTAACGAGACCGAGCTGGACTGGGGTGAGGACCTCATCACGATTGCCTCCAACTTCAACGAGGTCATCCGCACCTTCAACAGTGAGATCGATGTCCTGAAGCGCCACTTCGATACCGACAACGTCACCCTCTACTTCTCCGACAGCCGTAACTTCCGCAAGGAACTGGATGCCGAGTACAAGGGCAAACGCACCAAGCGCAAGCCAGTGGGCTACAAGCGACTTCTCGATTGGTGTAACGCCAACTACCGGGTGGTCCGCTACCCGAAGCTGGAGGCCGACGACGCCTTGGGCATGGAGTGTCACCTGGACCCCTCTGACTTTGTCTTGATCAGTCCCGACAAGGACATGAAGCAGATTGCCTGCCGTCTCTACAACGGCGACGTAGAGGTCAACGTGACCCCCGAGGAGGCCGACTACTGGTTCTGGACCCAAGTCATCACAGGAGACCCTGTAGACGGCTACAAGGGCATTCCAGGGGTGGGTGCGGTAGGAGCCAAGAAGATGCTTGACAACACCGAGGACATATGGGCTACCATTGTTGAGGGCTACCAAAAAGCAGGCCTTTCCCTTGACGACGCCATCCGCAATGCCCGTCTGGCTAGGATCCTCCGGCCAGGTGAGTACAACTCAACCACCAAGGAACCAATCCTATGGACCCCACCGGCTTGATGATCGTCTTGGACATTGCTGCTGTCCTTGTGCTCCTTTACGTTATTGACCGCAATGCCTTCCTTGCGATTGACCTCTTCCTTTCCGCCATACCCACCGCTGTTGGATTGGTGTGGCTTCGTGTCACCCTCGGACTCCGGCTGTGGATCGACCACAAAGCCTTCGTCCACCGAGGACCCTTGGGGCGACTCTGGAACGAGTACGCTCTCTGGAAAATTAGGCACAACCCTGCCTACAAAGAACTCTTTGAACCCAATGACAAAGCATGATCCTTCCCACTACAAGCGCGGTAGTATCGAGGTTTGGGATTTTATTGTGGATCAGCAGCTGGACTATCTGGCTGGTAACTGCGTTAAGTACGTTTGCCGTGCTGGCCACAAGAATCACGAAACAGAACTCGACGACTGGCTTAAAGTAAGGGCCTACGTGGAGCGTAAGATCCTTTCCATTCAACAGAACCGCAACCGATGAAACACCTAGAACAGGCGTTAACGTTCCGGAAGGTGATGGGCCAACCCATCGCCACCCCTGATGAAATGGTTCATGAGCTTCAGTTTCGCCTTATTGAGGAGGAGTACAGCGAGCTCAGGGATGAGTACACTACCGAACTTGATAGTGGTTCCCTAGAAAACCAACTAAAGGAGCTGGCCGACCTGGTCTATGTGTGCTACCAGTATGCAGTCAGTCGCGGGTGGGACCTAGACACGGCCCTTGACCGCGTCCACGACTCCAACATGAGCAAACTGGTTGACGGCAAGCCCCTACGCAGAGAAGATGGTAAGATACTCAAAGGATACCAATACCACCCCCCTATTCTCACAGACCTACTATGACCGCTTTCGCTGACCTCGGAGACACACCCTCCACCATCGCCCGGACCGGCCGTGTCCAAAACTGGATCGACAACCCGGAATCTCGTCTGCCTGTCAGCTGCACCGTCTTCGTTGTGGAGGACAGCATGGAGGGCCCCGAAGGCATTGAAGCCTCCTGGCGGTTTGCCTCTCATGCCCTCCGCAATGGAGCTGGCTGTGCCATTCACTTAAGCAAAATCCGCCCAGAGGGGCACGACAATGGCAATGGTCTTACGGCCTCCGGCCCTGTGTCGTTTGCTCGCATCTACTCAGCCCTCAACGAAACCCTCCGTAGGGGAGGTGTATACAAGAATGGCGCTGTAGTAATTCACCTTGACTACCAACACCCAGACGCCCTTCAGTTCGTTAAGGCCAAGCGCACCGAGCTTCCTTGGGTTAAGCGTTGTTTGAACGTAGACCCTGCTTTCCTACTCACCGCACCGGAAGAGCTCATTGAAGCCACCCTTGACGGAATCAAAAAGGGTGACATCTGGCTCAACAAAATCCGATACGATGAAAACGGTAAGCGCATTTACGGAAACGTGTGCCTCGAAGTGTACCTCCCATCAAGGGGAACCTGCCTTCTCCAGCACGTTAACCTCGGCGCCTGTGACCCGAAGGATCTTCCTGATGTGTTCTCCGAGGGTATGTCCCAACTTATTGAGTTGCACGGCCGCACGGGAGTTGGAGAGACTGGAGAGTATCTCCCGTCTACCACTGATAGGCAGGTTGGTCTCGGGGTCCTGGGACTTGCAAACTTCTTGGCACAGAATAAGGTCAGCTATAAAGACTTCGGACTTGCTATTGATAGGTACTGCCGAGCAGCTCCAGAACCTACATCCCCGGAAGATCTTCTTGTTGCGTACTTTGCAGCGGGGATTGATTCGGCTGCTGCTGTGGCTAGGAAGGCTGGGATGTGCCGTGCGTTCGCTATCGCCCCTACAGCGTCTTGTAGTTATAAGTACACTGATCTTCGGGGTTACACTACCACCCCCGAGCTGGCTCCTCCTATCAGCCGTCATGTTGATCGTGATTCTGGCACGTTTGGAGTTCAGTCCTATGATTATCCGCCGGACTGTGAGATCGCGTCAGAGGTAGGCTGGAAGGACTACAAACGGGTAGCTGATGGATTGGTACGCCTCTACAGAGATACCCTGCTGTTCCACGGCTATAGCTACAACAGCTGGAGCGACGTGGTTACCTACGACAAAGCATTCCTAAGGGACTGGATGGCTTCCCCCCAGACCAGCCTCTACTATGCCCTTCAGGTAATGCCTGACACACAAGCCAAAGACAATGCTCTGGCTGCTCTTGATGAGAGCTACCATGAGTTCTTTAAGTTCGACGAGGCATCGATGACCTTGGACGACGACGAAGAAATTGAGGGCTTTTGCCCAACAGAAGGAACATGTAGCTCTTGTGCTGAATAATGAATCAATCGCCCTATTTGCAAGTCGTTTCCCGTAAACGAAAATGGACTCCGGTGGCCGTAAAGAAGGGTAAATTGGTGGATGGCTCTGAAGAGTCCATCTACCGTGCCCTAGCTCTGCGCCACCTGGAGCTTCCTGTTGCTGAGTTTCTCACACAAGGACTCGAAAAGGAACTGCCCAGTACCCCTGGTGTGGTTGAAGCCCTCCGTTCCAACATCAAGGACGAAGAGCGCCACGACCAAGCCTTTGCCTATGTTGTAGAAGCCCATGGCTCTGACAGCAAGGCCGAGATTGAGGGGCGCCACATCCTGAAGGCCTGGATGGACGCACCAGAACATCCGCTTCTTAAGGCCGCTATCCTAGAACGCAGTGTCTTCTTTGTCCTCCTTCCCTTCTACCGCTTCAACGGAGATGTCGGTATCCGAACCACAGCCGCCGATGTGTCTAGGGATGAACAGACCCATGTCGCAATACACTCAATGGTCTGCTCGGAACTTGGCCTCAAGTCAACACAGAGCCTCAATCGACTTCGCCGAGCGACTGTTGGATGGGTAACAGATGCCCTCGGCTTTAGTACCAACAAGTACCTAGACAAGGACTTTTGGTTGAGCCAATCTGACTCGCTCTACGAACGTGGCAAGGCTCCTGGGCTGTCCGACACACAGCGGGCCCGCATGCCTGCCTTCTTTGAAGCAGCGAACAACGACCTTCCCCAGTATGGCTGAGTTCTTTCACGAGGTCGAGGCAGACAACATCCCCCTTGCCTCCATCGTTTCTGGAAACGTAGATCTAGATCGTCTGATTGACGAACTGGATGAACGTTGGCCTGACAAAGCCTTTCTTTCTGAGCAGTCTTCTTTTGATCTTGGCCGTCTAGCTGGATCGATTGAGGTCATTCAATACATCAAATCCAAACGCAACTAAGTCATGTGTAAGCCAAAGATGCCGCCACCGCCGCCTCCCATTCAACTACCACCACCCCCACCGCCACCGCCGCCCATCCAGTTGCCTCCGGCCCCGATCATTCAAATGCCAGCCCCGCCGCCACCGGCTCCACCGGCTCCACCGCCACCACCACCCCCGGCTCCTCTTCCTAATTCCCCCTCGGCATTGAAGCTTCAAACGCCGTCTGTGCGGGCACGCCGTCGTGGAGCAGCCCGTGGCCCACAGTCTCTCGCCATTCCTTTGACTGGTGGAGCAGCTTCCCAGGGTTCACCTGGTCTTTCTATTTCTGGCTCAGGCA